TACAGCCTATGCCCCATAAAGATGCCTCTGAGAGGACTGTAGATGTACAAGCGAACCAGCCTGAGTTACCAGATGATCTTCCTTTCTAACTATGAAATTAATTTCCTTTCCTGTTAACCCTTATGTGGGTCAAATCTTTTATGAACCAGAAACAGAAAAACTTTTTGAATTCTGCGAGGTAACAAAAACAGATGAGCTAACTGGTCTGGTTTCTGAGTCAGCAATGTGGTTCGATATTACAGAGAAAGATTTAGTTCCATAGAGGCATGACGGCCCTTCGGTTGTTAGGGCCAAAAGCTGCTCTTTTACAATTTTGAGGTCGATTGCCCTTAAAGCCTATCTTGTGACTGTGTTAATCCAGCACATCAACTTTGTAAAAAGATATGAGTTCCCTTCGAGGATTTACTGGTGGGCAAATGGGGGTTTTATCTTCCCCTCCAATAGAGAATCAGTAAATAAGCGATAAAAGTCTGTAAGACCTCTATTTCTTCCCAAACATTATATATCTAAAGCGATCCCAAAAGGTCGCTTTTTTCTTTTTTACTTTAGTTTCAAGCCTTACAAGATAAGCTTGTTGATGAGCAATAAATTCTATGGCACTGCTAACAAAATGAGCTTGCTTTGCATTTGTCTGTAAAAGCTTTATTGCATAGGGCTTGAGTAATTCTATATCCTCCATATTCTGTATAAACTGAATAGACTTTTGCACCTCAAACTCACCCTCAAGGCTGTAACTGCTAGTCAGTGCGTCTATTATGTTTTTCATTTGACTGGAAATAGTTTTTCTTCAATCATTTTTACTATTGCATCATCAACGTCATTATCTGATTTCTCAGCCGCCGATTTCAACATGAGCAAAAGCCCTTTTCTAATAGATTCCGATTTTCCGAACCTGATAAATAGATTGATTAGAAATTTAGACATGATTTGTTTGTTTTTCCAAACATAGCTAATATGCCAGTAATAAACAATAATCTTAACTTTCATGGAAGATCAAGAGCCTAGCAAAGTCGAAACCATTGTCAAAGTTTGCGTTCTTCTTTGGAGTGCAACGCTATTGTCCCTTTCATACTACGAACCGCCATCTGGCAAAAAAATTGTAGACTTTGATCCAACTTTTATAGCCTCGATCTTTTCAGCCTCAACAGCTTCACTGGGATTTTCGATAAAAAAGAAAAAAGATAATATAGTAGAGAATAAGAACACCAAAGCTAGTATCAAATGAAAAAACTACTGCCTTTTATTATCTTTCTTTCTCCGTCTAGTGCCTTTGCTGACATAACGGCCAAGTATGTAACTGCCGCATCATTCTCTATTGACTCTCCTTATGTAATTACAAATGCCGCACCTAGTACATACTCTATAAGTGGAAATAATATTACTACTTCCACAGGAACAGGAGACAGTGTGGTGACAAATGGGATAGGTGGACTAAATCTTGGAAGTCTCTCATCAGGTGTACCAGCTTTAGTAAACACAAATAAATCTGTTACCACTGCTGGATCAGCATTTTCTTTGTCGGAATCATATCAGGCTGGCGATTCTCAGCAATCAGCAATCACCCCTTCAAGCGGCATAGCAACACTTCCAGTATTAGGTGGACAAACTACAGTAATTTCTGGCGGGACTCTAGGATCTGGAAGCGTCAGCAGTTTGTCTAGTGGAATCCACTCATGTAGTGGTGCTTTTGGATCTGGTACTAGCTGCACTGCCTCAACTACTGTTCAAATCGAAATAGATTGAAATTAAATAAATTTTGGCTATTATTAATATTACTGCTACCTCTGAGAACCCTTGCTACACCTATTGTCCCTCAGTTCCGTAGCGGCAGTTCTACTCAGTCCAGTACTTCGCAATCAGTAATTAATGAGCAAATTTCAAGCTATTCGTGGAATAATGGATATTCCTATTCCGCAAGTGGTCACAACATTGAATCGGCTGATCTTAACGGATATATCAATGCTGACGTTGTTACAGAAACAACCCAAACACTTCAAGGGGTCAACTTCAGTTGGACTTCTCCAAACTTAGAGGCTGTCCCAAGATGGAAAATCAAAAACGCTGGAGAAAGCTTTTCACTAATAGAATCACTACAGGGAAGTGGAATAGACACAATAACTCATATAAATCGAACAATTACAACAACTACAACCACAGAAACAACCTCTGTCTTTGGGCAATAATTTTATTATTTAGCCCTGCAAAAGTTATAGCCTCGACCACAGTTGCCTCGCCAAATTCCACAGCACAAGGGGTTGTTAACAATAATGCAACCATGATAGCCCCTTCTAGCCACCCTCAGAATCGCTACAGTCAAGGGATTGTTTGCACCTCGCCCAGTTTGACCATAACTCCATATCTAACAGACGCATGGAGCTTTAACAGGCCGATAGAGACAGTTACTAGACAAAACATCTATGACGAGGATACAGGGGCAATAAAATACGTTCAAGAAACCCCAAGATTTGAGAAAGATAATTACAACTTAAATTATGGAATATCTGCTCAATTTAATATTCCTTTAGGTAAAGGTGGGGAGCTATGCCAAAAAGCTGCAAAGGTTAATATCGAAGCTCAAGAGTTATTAATCAAAAAAACAAAGTTAGAAATGGCTCTTTATAGGCTAGAGGTATGTGGTAAACAAGCCAAGCTTGGAGTAGTGCTGACAGGTGAACACGCAGTTACTTGTAAAGATGTAAAGCTCATACCATTACCAAACCAAGTATTACCTCATACTCACAAAATTGAAAAAAAATAGGGCATTTAAATCGCCTGTAAAGGGCTTGTAAAATTCTTTGCTTATGTTTATACCTTGTCTTTTTTAGAAAAACGCTTAGTTATTTGCTTAATACCACTCTTTGCAATTCCTTGTATCACAGGGACAAGAGCCGCAGACCCACCAGCGACCACACCAATAACAGCAGTAGAAATAAGCACCTCAGGTGTACCAATAAAAGTCTCTCGAAAGGGTACGTCCTCATAAAGGGTAATGCACTCTAATTTGTCTGAGGATAGCTTATGACCGACCACTCTGGAAGTGCGTTTTGAGTTTCTGTAATCCCCAACTGCTTGATCTTTCCTACTTGGACATTCTGGGATTACTAATTCTTCTTTTTTCTTTTCTGGTGTTTTAGTCTTTGGAATATCTGCCTCTGGCATAGGTGGAGCTTCATTTGTTATTGGCAAATCTTCAGTAATCACCAACTGATCTGGTCTGTAATCAATGGGGTAAAAGCTAGGAAAAACAGAATCGCAAGTTGTAAACACTCCGTTTGGGTCATCAAGCAAAAGCTGTGTATTACCAGTGTTTTTTATATCTCTATGCTGATAAGTACAACCAACAACATCTATTTCTAAATTAGTAATTACAGGCAATACAGGATCGGGCTTGTATATCTCAGGAATATAGACCTCTGGAACATTGATTTGTCTGATACCTATTTCTGGTATCTCCATCAACTCTTAGGTTTTATATATTCTGGAACTGTTGGCCCTGTCATATCTGGCAAAGCATTGTCTAATACTTTGGGCATGATTCCAGAAACGTTGTCAAGGATCTCATTCATAACTCTAGCCTTGAACTGCTCGCTGGTGACAAATCTGTAAGCGTAGTATGAACCGCCCAACATTGACAAGGTTAGAAAAAGCGACAACAATGAAGCTATCTGACAAATTTTTTGGAACATAATGCTGAAAGAAATTTTAAATAAATTGGCTATGCCTTTGACTCTGATGACACTTTTGCTGATTCTTGGATTGATGCCTTTGTATCTGATGGCTGGTTTAATTCGGGTTCAGCTTCAAGAATCTGCTGTTCCAAAATCTTCATCGCACCATTAGTTTCATGCAACACAACCCATAATTGCTCTCTTTGTTTTGCAAGCTCTTGCAGTTTTTCCTTAAGGTTCATAATTTAAGAATAAAGTGTCTTTCCTTTAGTTATAGCAGCATCTATATCTGTGAATGATTCGGTTGTCCAGATAGAAGTTGTGCCATCAAGTTTTTTGTAGGCTTTTATAGTTTCAAGATGTTCAGTATTTCTTTGAATCATTGCCTTCCAGTCTGTTTCAGTCATTCCTAAATCGGCTGTTCTTGAAATAAATGCAGAATAATTAGCATCTGCATTAATCAAATTTACGCTATCACCAGCAGCAGAAAAGATAGCTGCAATTTCATCTGCGGTTTTTTCTTCCATAATAAAAACTAAACTATTAAAAGTTTACCCTGCTTCGAGGGCTTTGACTTTTTCGGATAACTCCTTAACTGCATTTACTAAGTACCAAGTCATGTTATCAGGGTTAACAGTTTTAATTCCTGTTGTTTGTGTTTCTACAAGATCAGGTAATATTTTTTCTATCTCTTGAGCTATAACTCCAAGTTGCAGTCCTTTGGGTTTTGTTCCTACTGAATCAATAACCTCCTCTAACTCAGGATTATCCGCAACAATTTCATCTTGTGTTTTATATTCAAAATTTCTAACTTGTATTTTTTCAATAGCTTCCAAACCAACTAAATTATCAACAATGTCTTTTTTGATTCTTCTATCAGAAGTTGTTGACCAGCTAGAGCTATTGTTACTTTGATATGCACCACTAGCTGCTTGAACACTAAAAGTACCATCACCTGCTAAAGCTCCCATGTTATAGCCAATAACGTGTTGCCTATTTGGTGTTGCACTTGAACCACGAGTAAAATTACCAAGAAAAACATTATATTGCCCTGTTGTTACTGCATTTACATAAGTTCCAGCCCAATTTCCAATCGCTACATTATTGTCGCCTGTCGTTAGTAGTTGAAGAGTATTATAGCCAAACGCATTATTGGAATGACCTGTCGTTGAGGTTTGAAGTGCAGCATTACCACAGGCCGTATTGCTACTGCCTGTCGTTTGTGCCCGCAAAGAGTTATAACCTATAGAAGTTGTGTAAATACCTGTAGTCAGATTTAGTGCAGAGGTCATTCCTAATGACACATTCTGATGGCCTGTAGTTAGTTCCGTCATGGAATAAGAACCCACGGCTGTGTTTGAATATCCGCTAGTCATTGCGTCTAATGCTGTATATCCCACGGCAACATTATCAACAGTTGTAGTTGTGGTCATTCCAGCCCCATAACCTATTGAGACATTTCTGCTTGCAGTCGTGTTATCCCTTCCAGCGTAAGGGCCTATGGCGATATTCGACCCGCCTGTGGTGTTCTCGTAAAGAGCGTGAGTTCCAATAGCGATATTGGAACCGCCAGTAGTGTTGTCATAAAATGCTTGATGTCCTATCACAACGTTATTTGCAGCCGAAGTGCTTTTAAATCCAGCTTGATAACCTGCGACTATATTAGAATGACCTGTAGTGACTTCTCTTAATGATTCTTGACCTAATGTGCAATTTGCTGAACCAGTTGTCATATCTGCTCCAGAATAATAACCAACACAGGTATTGCTTGGTCCCGAAGTTAAAGAACTTAAGGCATGACTTCCGATCCCTACATTGGCATAGCCTGTAGTGCAAGCATCTAAACAATTAGTTCCCAATGCTGCATTGTGATAGCCAGAAGTGTTACTCAGCAGTGCTTGATAACCTAGGGCCACATTATTACTAGCCGTAGTGTTGTTATAAAGTGCCATGAAACCAAGGGCAACATTGTATTCACCTGTAGAATTGGTGTACATACAATCACTGCCCACAGCCGTATTTTGGTCGCCTGTAGTGTTACCTGTTAACGCTCTATAGCCAAGTGCAGTTGAATTCCCAGCTGTTGTGTTTGCGTCTAGAGCTAAAGCTCCCATTACGGTATTATTATCGCCAGTTGTGATATCATTGCCAGCATCTTTTCCAAATAAAGTATTGTTTAATGCGTCAGTGCCACTAAAATTAGCCCCCGCACCAGTACCAGCCACAGTATTAGCTTGCGAGTCACTAGTAACTGAAGCTCCTCCTAAAGCACCAAAAGAAGATCCGTCATATATTTCAGCATTTCCTGTAGTGCTGTTATATCTGAAATCTCCTGTTGATGGTGAGCTTGGTCTTTGTGCAGTGGTTCCAACAGGTATTTGTAAAGCTGTTGTGTAATTATGTATGACGTCACCTGTAAAAGTTGCCCCAGCTACTGGAGCAAGCCCTAAATTTGCCTGAGTTACGTTACCAATAGTGATATATCCATTATTACTTGCATTTCTAAGTTTTAATAAATTAGAAGTCGTGTTGACAGATAATTGAAAAGCGACCTGTGTACCACTGGGGTCTGATGACCCGCTATTCAAACTTTGTATTGCAGCAAAGACATTATTAAGGTCAGTTCTTACGGCGGAGCCTGTGCCATTAGCGATTGTATAATCTGTAACTTGTGCCATTTAGAAAATCACCTTGAGCATATTCTACCCTCCTTTACCAAATCCGACAGCCTGATAGGTGAAATTTCTATCAATCGAAGCATTTGAGGAGTTCTTAAAGTGTACTGTAAAACCTGTCCCAGATATACTAGAAATCTCAAAAAAGTCACCAGAGGCCATATTGTGTGCATTTATGCCGATTGATGGTAAATGAGCATTTGCACCGCCTTCAGTTAAAGAAGTACCCACAAAAAAGGGGTGTTGAAAAGTCACTGCCTTTGCTCCAGCCCCACTAGCAGTTAAATTACCCTGCTCTGTTCTTCTTTGAATAGTTGCAGTATATCCAAGCTGAGAAACTTTTATATCTTGAGCAACATCACTGCTTGTGAGTTTTGCTCTGAACTGAAACCCTCTGCCTTTATATGTTCCATTTGCAAAGGTCTGAAAACCTGTGTAAGTTGGTGAGCTAGAGGGATTATCCTGTGTAACTCGAATAAGCATTTCAGCATTTACCTCTGTAGCTGTAGCCCCATCAAAGTCTGTAATGTCATCAATAAGTCCTCTGGAATCAAACAAATCCGAAGGGTAAAAAGCTTCAGTCAAAAAATGTCTTTTAAAATCAACGCTAAATACAGCACCTAAATCTAAAGTATCTCCACCAGCAGTCCCACCAAAATCGTAAGTCCCCTCTGAAACAATCCCACCAAAGTCATCTAAAGAAGTTACAGCATCAAAATCTGTTATATCATCAAAATCTCCACCACCTACAAGGTTGATTGTATTTGTGGTTGCATCAAAAGCAACATTTGATTTTGTTCCCTGAAATTTAGGGCTGTCAGTATCTTCTCTCCTAGTTTGTGTCAATAAGGCATCTTGATTGTCAGGTAAGTCAATAATGACGCTTGTATCTCCAGCACAGAAACGACCTCCTGAGTCTTGACTGCGAAGTATATACTCACCCTCAAGATATGGAACTTCCGCAGAGGTGGTAACACCACTCAAAGCTTGAATCAAATCTGTGGCATTTGAAAAAGTACCGCTTCCGTCCGTCAGAGGTGAGTGCCTCAAGTGAATAAGACCGCCCAATTTTACGTCAAGTTCTGAAGGCTGATTCCATCTAAGTCTGATTAGTTTTTCATTTATTGGTTCAGCAGTAAGTCCAGTAATATTTGCTGGAATTGCAGTTTTACCAACAGCGTTAAAAGTTAAATCCGCAGAGGTCGCACTGGTTTGCAAAGACGCATTAAAACTAAAAACTTGAATTTCATAAGTTCCAATATCAGTATTAAATATTTGAAAATCTGGACTGGAAACAGTAGTAGAAACAAAGTTCCCATTATTGAATCTATAGTTGACTTGATATTGAGTTACACCAAGAACAGGCTGCCAGCTGATAATCAATTTTGAAACAGCTGCATTATTAATTTCTACAATTTTCTCCTCTGCCTGTAATGCAGTTGGTGGGTCTTTGAGTTCATTCAGTATTGATACTGTTCTTGTTGGCAGTGTTGACCCATCTTCAATCAAACCATATTTTTCATTTACATAGGATAAGGCTGTTATAGAGTAATTTATGTCGTCAACTTCTTCAACACTTATTACTCTGAATAATTGAGACTGTACAGTGTCATTTGAAATTAACCAGTTTGCATTGACATTTGGTGCTTGAGAAAAAGCACTTGTCACAGTAATTGTTGCACCAGAGACTGAACTAATATCTTTTGTTTCTACTGTTCCATTAGGTAAGACAACAGAAAGCTTTGCATTATTTACAGCTGGTAAATCAGTATTTGTAGAGTCATCAACAGTAATAACAGTTGTTGATGTGACTGAGGCAATTTTACCACCCCTTCTAAGACCACTCCTTAAGGGGTCTGCGATTTCTATGATTGCTGACGGCCTAACCACTATCCCGCTATCAATTGAAGTTGTAAAACTGCAAACCTCAGTTTCATTTGCCTCCCCGAAAAGTATTGCCCGACCTAATCTGGCAGCTTGACCTCTTGAAGTACAGGCAAAAGCTTTTACTTGTTTAATACTTGTGCCTATCTTACTTATTAAGTTGGCATCTTCTACAACCTCAAAATCTATATCCTGAGTGTCCATGTTGAAGTAAGACACAGAAACAACACTATGCCGTTGTTTAAGACTGCTACCAGAATAAGTAAACCCATCACTGGTTATGTTGGATAAATTAAAAAGGTATGAGGCCGAAGCTGGACTATCCTGTTTTAGTGAAATACTGCCAGCAGACCAGATCGGCATACACCGCATGACCCCCGCAAGATCATTTATGAGGTCAAAAGCCTCCGCACTTCCTTGAATATTTACATTGCAACTAAATCTTGCCTCTTGCCCTCCTAGCCCATCATCAACAAGAGTGTTTGCAAACTTGCTGGCAGTTACAAAAGAAAATAAATCAAGAGAACTATCTGTAATGTGATCGCCAAATCCATAACGTGTATTTGTAAGAAGATCAAGCAATATCATTGCTGGACAACTACACCATGTCGCTGCTGAAAGTGTGCCATTAAATATATAGCCGTCAGGATAAACTATACGGCCAGTTGTACTGTCAACAGTTGGAGTACCAGAGCCGTTTGCTCCAGCTGCTGGTATTCTTACTTTGACTCCTCTAATCCTATATTTTCTTCTTGGAATAGAACTAAACTGCATTGAATCAAGTCTGATTGCTGCGTAGGCACTATTCGCATAAGTGTTCGAGTCATCTATAATCTCACCTAAACTTGTCCACTGGAAAGCATTAATCAAGCTTGAGTCTGTACTATCTGCGGTAACTCTTGAAACTCTAATATCTACAGGAAAAGCACCTGTTAACTCAACTCTGTAATCTCTTTGGTAAGCGTCAGCAGTCCTTCCAGTAATAGTATCTGAAATAACATCTGTAAAACCACCAGAATTATATTGAACAGATATTTTTAATTGAACAGTTGAGCCAAGCAAATCTCCTTTGTCTGTAGCTTTTTGAATCTGAGGAAAAGTTATTGTAATATTTGCAGCGTCTACATTTGAATTTGTTATCTGTCTTGTTACAGGGCTTGAAGCTGTAACGACAACTCCAACTGCTGTGACAGAGGAACTACTTTCAATTCCCTCAACTTTGGTCTGTCCAGACGTTCCAAAACGAGGATTAAAAGTTACATCTTGAAAGTTAAAATCTGTTGCAACTGGATTTGATGAGTCTGCGGTAGCTTTTAGAACAGGGGTATCATTAAGAATTACATCTTTGAGAGCAGCGTTGTTATATGCGGTTGTCCCTTTTGTTAATCCTTCTTTTGATGCTGAAGCAAAACCCTCTATCTCTCCCTCAGAAATAAGGTCAAGAAAAGTAGCAAACTGTCTACTGTGCAGCGTATCTGGCGTTCTTGTTGGTTGCGGTGGTGGTGGTGGGCTTCCTCCTCCTCCTCCAGCACCCCTTATAATTTTAGGCTTTGTCATGCTCTCACCTGTTGCGTATCAATAGCACCACTTATTACAACTGAACCAGTTATTATCTCACCATAAACCACAGGAACTGGAGTCCCCGCTCTTGAGGTGTTTTGCGTACCACCAAACCCATAAGACAATTTAGGGTCTTGTTCGCTTTTAAACTCTGGCATTTTTGGCATAGGAAATAACATATCACTGACACCAGAAAGAACCAAAGCCGCTCCAATACCAAATGCAGCTTTAGCACCAAGAGCAGCTTTAGAAAATCCTATACCTTGAGCACCAAATGAAACAGCCTGACCAGAAAAAGCACCGAAAGCACCCATACCAACAGCAATAAGAGCAGCCCCAAGTAATATCTTTCCTACACGACCTCCAGCACCTTGTATAACAGGAACAAAATGTATATCCTGTTGCCCAATAGGGTGATTTATTTCACTCTCATCAATAGCATAACTACCAACTTTCACCTGATAATATTTAGGGTTCATATATTTTTCTATTCCTTCAAAATTATTTACTAAAAAACTAATTGCATGACTTAAGGTGTCAGCCTTGATCTCAAACTCTTTATGTCCAACAAAATTGGCTAACTCTCCATAAAGTTTGATTTTACGCAACATAACGCAACCTCTTTCCTGTGCATTTTAGCAACCACTCAGAATATGGCTCTATACAACTAAGTCTATCTGTTAAATGGTGTAAAACATCACCATCAATAAAAATTGCCACATGATTCAAATTATTAGAAAAAATCGACATAAAAAGCAAATCACCATTTACTAATTTTTCATCAGGTCTAAGTTCTCTGAAACCTGTTTTCTCTGCACATTTTTCAAACATAGGGTCTTTATTAAAATCTTCAAGCGTTGTAGGTCTATTCCAGTCAATCAAATCAATATTTAATTTTTCTTTGTACCAATCCCGAACTAAGGTATAGCAGTCTGTGACTCCCCAAGCCCACTCCCTGCCAAGTATAGGAGCTTTATAGCCTGTTGGCTCTAAATAACCCCATGACTCTGTTTTTGGGTTGACTATATGCCATACAAGTCCACTTTGCTCACAAGCGACCTTATCAGATTGACTTGCGACTGGTGGTGTAACAGGGTGACTATGTACAACAGCAATAATGTCTCCTGTATTGTCTGCTTTTATATAATCTTCTGGATCAATAATAAAACATTGAAAAGCTGTCATTGATAAATTTTTACAAGGAAAATATTTTTCTTTGCCTTTGATATTTAATAAAAGTCCACAAGATTCTTTCGGGTCTTGGTCTTTCGCATGAGCAAGTGCAGCATCTTTCCAGTTCATGCAATAAATGTTCCGATACTTGGAAAATTGTCTCTCGTACATAATCTTTTAGGGCTTCGTACTCCAGCAAGATCAAAAGGTGCGGCAAGTTCAAACTCTACAATGTCTCTTGTTTCTGTTGATTTTCTATCAATTTTATAAATTTCCTGTGGAAACTCTGCTGTTGGATCAGGTGTGCCTAAAGGGTTTGTTTGCGAGGTGGTTGTGGTTGTAGTAGTTTGTGTAATTGTATTCGGATTATTCATTGTAATTGTATTACCCATAGCATTTCCATGACTTGTGCAATAATACCTCAGATCACTTGGGGCAGAGGGATAAGCTGGTTCATAGGTGACTGTGGCATCTGTTCCAAGCGTTCCAGCATTTGTTGTAGTTTGTTGGCCTCCAGCATCAGATTTTATTCTTAAAGGGTGACCAACATTTGAACTATGAGATTGATTGAAAATATAAGTTGAACCTCGTTTCATTGTTATTACAGGATTATTGACACCATTTATTAAAAATATATTTATACCTCCTACATTTGCCACAGTGACTGTGTAAGTTACAGATTCAGCATCTGCTGGATCGGCAACGGTCTCGGTTGTTGTTGTGGTTGTTGTCGTAACTGGGAAATTAACATCGTCAAGATATCTTGCCAATGTTCTAATCCGAGTCACAGTAGCCCCTGTGAGATCATTACCTGTAGTTACAGTATTTACATTTAACAAAATTGCAGTAATAGTTCCAAGAGCATTACTAACTGTAAGTTTAGGCCTAGGAATCTGCCCACGTTGATAAGCAAACCCCTCTGCTGTAATCGGTAGCTTTGTATATGTATCACCAGCCCAGACTATATCTCCATTGTTATTTAAACTTGTTCCATTATGAAACCTGTAAGTTTGAGCAGAGCCATGTAAAGCAACTGTTGTCTCTAAAGTAAAAAGCTCAATAATCGCAGACGGATTTATTTTTTGTAAATCTGTAATTATTGGGGCAGTACTCATGGCTCAAACACCTCTCTAAATGTGGCATTAATTGTTGCTCTGTTATTGTAGGGAATTGTTTTTGTCCAACTTTCACATACAAATTTTTTCTCTGATTCCCCTTGCGGAGTGTATTCAAAGCTATCTTGGTCATTAGCTCTGGCATCTAAGAAAGTCTCGATTGTATCAGCATCAGTTTCAGAAACAACAAAAGTAAAATTATAAACTTTAGGATTTTGATTTTGTGCAAGCCCAAAAACGATACGTTGCTCAAAACCATCGGCAAATCTTACAACTCTATTAATCGGAGCATTACTTTTTCTTGTTCCGTAGGTAGGTTTTATGTCTGGAAAAGTAGCCACTATGCTAATAATCCCCCTGCTCTTTTTTGTTGTATTATCTCAGATTGTACGGCAACTGCAATAAGCCTTCCAAGTTCTCTGCCCTCTTGTTCGCCTCCCTGTGCATCTACACCTCCCTCCATGCTTACATTTACAACAATATTATTTGTCATACCTCCACCTCCTAATTTGTTATTTGGAATGATAGTGCCAGCCCTTGATGGAACAAATAATTCTGGGCCTTTTTCTCCTACTATTGAGGGCTGTCCTACTTTTGGCCTTCCACCACCAGCGAATGTTGGTAAATTTTTAAATAAACCAGATGAACCACCAAAAGCACTAAATAAAAATGTATTTACACCAAGTCTTAAAAGCTGAGAAGCAATATCATTTAAAATACCTCTAGCCGCTTCGCCAAGCGATTTTGTGCCCTCTATTGCCCCAACTAAAGCATCAGAAACACCTGTTGCAATAGAATCACCAATTTTCTTAAAAGCATCACTTAATCCATCTGTTGCGGTTTTGACTTTTTTAACTCCTTGTTCTAATTTACCAGTTTTTTCTGTATTATCCTCAATTATCTCTCCGTTTTCTTGTTGAAGTTTGTTTATACCTTCCTGTAAAATTTTAATTCCAGAAAATTTTAAAATAAATTGTGCTACTGGGTTTTCATCAATAAACTTTGCAATTTTTTGGAAAGCTTTTATAAATAAACTAACAATTTTTCCTATTGACTTTCCAGCCTCTACAGCAGATTTGACAACACTTTCAGTAAAAGCAGTGACAGCCTTTTTTACAGCAATCCAACTCTGCTCTAAATTAAATACTATTTTTGTTGCATCTACACCTATTTCCTGTGCTATTGCCTGACCAACTCCACTTATAACTGCAAAAAATTGTCTAAAAGGTAAAATTGCTATTTTGACTGCGATAGCTAAAGCTTCAACTGTAACAGCAGTAACTTTAAGTGTCTCTCTTATCAAAGCTCCAAACTCTGATCCTTCTCCAGCTAGATTTGTAAAAGCACTCCCAAGCCTAGTGAGTTGTCCTTGAATTGTATTTGATGCTGTAAAAGCGTCCCTTGCAGCTTTACCCTGTGCATTAGATTGGTTTTCTAA